AAAATTAAGCACAAAACACGTGAGCAGGATATGGTTGCACGAATGGCGCAGAGCGGTACAGCCGGCGCATCCGAGCAGCGCGAAGTTGAGCGCGTGAATGGTTCTTTTTCCCTAAGCCGTGCAGTCGCTGCCGTTGCAAACGGTCGAAACTTGGAAGGTGCAGAAGCAGAATGGGCAAGTGAGGCAAGCAAGGAAGCACGAAGCCAAGGACTACAAATGGCTGGACAAATTGCAATTCCTTCAATTGCTTTGCGTGCTGGAGCTGCTGACGACTTTCAAGCAGGAAGCGGCGACGGTTCGGGATTCGTTCCAACTGTTGTACCTGCTGCAATCGAAGCATTGCGAGCGCCAACGGTAGTCGAAGGATTGGGAACGACTGTAATTCGAAACGCCACCGGAAACCTTCAGTTTCCACGTGTAAGCAACAAAGCCGTAGGAACAGGTGAAACAGAAGTTTCAGCGGATGCAGCTTCTACCATGGAAATGGACCAAGTTGATTTGACGCCTCAGCGAGTTGCAGCTAACACCAAGTACAGCAAGCAATTGATTTTACAAGGCGGCCCTGAATTGGATGCACTCATCTCTAACGAGTTGGCCGCAGCCATGAATGCCTATATAGATGACTATGCTTTTGATACTATCATGGCGTCGACTGCCGTAAATCAGTCAAGCGTAAGTGATGGCGCTTTGACTGCTGCAATTGTAAACACCATGGAAACCGACGCACTTGGAGCAGGTGCAAACCTTGCCGGCGCTTCGTACGTTATGAGTCCCGGCGCTTACGGCCTTTCTAAGGCATTGGCGCAGGTTGCTTCTGTAAATGCATTGTGGGAGAATGGCCGCTTCAATATGTATAACGCCGTAGCTACGCCTTATCTTGTTAATGGATTTTTGGAGGATGGCACAACCGCAGCAGCGGGGGCGCTTTGCTTTGGTAACTTCCAACAGGGCGGAATCTTGGCTTACTTCGGTGGCATTGATTTGCTTGTTGACCCATACAGCGACGCAGGCACTGCACAAATTGCATTGCACGTTAATCGATTCTTTGACTTCGATTTGCGACAGCCGGGCGCATTGTCAATTGCCAAGCACTTGAATGCTTAATTTGGTTGGGTTATTTGTTTGGAAAGGAGGGGCTTCGGCCCCTCTTTTTTTTGTCCGTATTTTAGCAACATGATGACCGTAGAAATAACAGGAACGCCCGACCTCGACAGCATTATAACCGTGGCACAGCTCAAAGAACATTTGAGGGTAGATCACACGGACGAAGACACGCTAATCGAAGCCTATCGAGATGCAGCAATAGCGTGGATTGAAGACTACTGCAATACGCGGCTTGGTGATGTTACCGCCGTCGGATACATTGATTTCTTTTATAACGTCCGCCTGCCTATCGGTCCGGTCAACTCCATTGCTTCAGTGCAGTACACGGACACAGCGAACACAACGCAGACACTGGCGACAGCTAAGTGGTGGGCCGATATAAAAACCAAAGCCGCGCGGATCACATTTGACAACGTGCCGGATCTTTATGACGACACTTTTAACGCGGTGCAAGTGAATATGAATGTCGGATATGCCGAGGCTGATATACCAAAGCCTTTTATTACTGCCATTCGGTGGATGGTTGCACACCTATACGAGCAGCGGCAGCCAGTCGTAGCCGGTACGATTGCCACCACCTTACCGCTCGGCTTGTACGCTATCTTAAACCCTTACCGCGTTATTACTTCAGTATGAGGATAGGACAAAGCGACCGACGAATAGAGGTGCAGAACTACACGACCAGCACCAACGCCTACGGTGAGCGCGTGCCGTCATGGTCTACGCTCGTAACCGTATGGGCTGAACTGATGAAGGCTGGCGAAGGTATGGCCGAGAAGCTTACCGGCGATCAGGATATGCCGGTGCAGCGGCTACGGTTTAAGATCCGCAGCAGCACGGACACGCGGGCAATCAATCCAGCGGACCGCGTTATCTACAACAGCAACACGTATACCATCCAAGGCATTGAGGAAGTTGGGCGCAATGATCAGCTTATTTTACTTTGCGAAATAACAGGAACACATGGCACAGGGATCACTTGAGCAGAAAGGTGGTAAGCTTGGCTTTGAAGGAATCGGCGCAGACATAAAGCCGTTGATGAAACAATTCGAGCAACTACGTAAACAGGTCAGCGATCAGAATGTCCAGAAGCGAATCCATCGCGCAGTCGGCAAGATTTACAAAGATGAAATGCTTAACAACATTGTAGACGCGCGCGAAACTATTCGGATCCGTCGAGGTGGCAAAGGTGGTTTTGATATAAAGCCCGGCACGCTACGGCGATCCATAAAGGTCTGGCAAATTGACAAGCAGCACAGTACTTTTTGGGTTGGGCCGCGTGTAGGTAGACGCGCACCGAAAGACGCTGATGCATGGTTTGCTAACATCGTAGAAGGTGACGACCAGTATGTAAAAGGCAACAACCGAAACAAAGGCGTATTCGCTCGGTCGATTGCAAACAAGCGGGGCGAGGCGTTGACGAAGATGCGCAAGAAATACGAGTTTCAAATTCGCAAAGCAGCGAAAGCAAAAGGAAAAAAGAAATGAATGCAGGAATTGCAGCGTACGTAATACTGACGCAAAACACAGACGTCACCGACATCGTTGGCGTCAACATATTTCCAGAGGTAGCAGAGCAGGAGACAGCCACGCCGTTTATCGTTTACCAATTGCAAAGCGTAGCACCTGAGGACACGCACGACGGGCCTAGTAAGCTGGACGAAGTACGCTTTGAATTCCTTTGCTATGCGGATACGTATGCCCTGGCTGCTGATCTCGGCGACAAAGTACGCGGTGCATTGGATCGCGTGAGCGGCACATACAACGGCGTGAACGTGGAGAGCGTACAATTCAATGACGTAGACATAGACACGATAGACGCGCCGCGCCGCTTTGCTCAAGTGCTAACGTTTACATTTCGAATAAAGCGCGATAATTTTACAATAGCGCAGGGCACACCGGTAACGGGTGCAAAGATTGGCGACCTGTACGACGTGGATGTAACCGGCGTGACGGACGGGCAGGTACTTGCATACGATGCATCCGTTCAGGAATGGCAACCGGCAGACGACGCGGGCGGCGTGACGGAGTTGGGGCAATTGACAGATGTACAATTTGGACAAGGCGGACCGGAAACGGGCGAGCTTCTAAAGTACGACGGCAGCGAATGGACAAACGACAGCATCGTTAAAAGCGAGATCGGATTAGGGAACGTTGATAATACGAGCGACGCAAACAAACCAGTCAGTACAGCCACGCAAACAGCACTCAGCGCCAAAGCCAACAGCGCCGACTTCAGCAACGTCGACAATACCAGCGACGCGGATAAACCAATAAGCACGGCAACACAAACGGCGCTAAATGCTAAGGCCGACACAAGCGCCGTACCTACGGACTTAAACGACTTAAGCGATGTTACAATAGTCGGCACACCGGTAGGCAATCAGGCGCTTATATACGACGCGACAGCGGGCGCATTTAAATCGCAGGTGAGTTATACCAACCGTTTCGAAGATGAGGTTGAAACGGGTTTGCAAATGCCTAGCGTTTATTTTGAACGCGGTTATAGTGTCAAGTCAGAGGGCGACGGTATTTTTATAGACCCTTCCCCCGATACACCAACAGCGGGCAAAGTAATCGTGCGAAAGATTTACCACAAAACGGGCTTTATCAGTGACGACGATGTAATAGGCGATTACACATTAATCCACACCTTTGCGGACGATACAGCTTACGCGGATACGGTTGCCGTGTTTGACGGCTTCGAAGATGGCGCAACGTATGGCGTGCCGCCGTTTACCTTAGCGCAAACGTGGGAGGAGGTGAGCGCAACTGCTTATCTTCTCGATGAGACCTTTGGCTCAGGCGCGGAAGCAGCTTATTCAACGCGACAACTTCGCTTTGCTCAAAACGACTGCATGGTGATCCGCAGGGCATCGGATAGCACGACCACAACAATCGGATTTGACGGTTCAGGAAATATAAGCGAGGCAGATATTGAATCGTTCTGCACGGGTACAACCTGCACGGTCTATCAATGGCTTGACCAATCAGGAAACGGGAATACAGCGACCGCCCCAAGTACGGGAGAAGAACCAACGATTTACACGGGTGGGGCGTTGGTGAAGGATGGCGGAAAGGTTGCAATCGATTTTGACGGTAGCAATGACAATTTTGACAACAGCACCGTAACGCTTACGAGTAACGACACTCTAATAAGTGTCGTCTCTAAAGTAGAAACCACAAGCCTATCGGTAAATATTTTTGATAGTAGCGAGAGCAATAAGTTTTTCTTGCAAATTGATGCATCAAAAAGCTTCCAATTCAATAATGGTTCAGGTACTGATTTGAATCATAAAAATGACGGATTCAAATATTTATCTAGTTTAGATTTTAACGGAGCAACTTTAAAGAGTTATTTTAACGGATATAACACAAAAACCGCAACCGTCTCAAATCAATCTCGTGCAGGCTTAAGAATTGGTAAACACCGCACAAGCGCAACAGGTTGGATAGACGGCACGATGCAAGAGTTGATTTATTGGAATCAAAACAAAAATGCAAGCCTTACCGACATCGAATCCAACATTGGCGACTATTTCACCCAAAACACGCCACTGCTCGACACGTACACGGGAGCAGCAGCCGCGTATTCACTGCGTAAACTTCGCACGGCTTACACAGGTGCCGCGGTAGAGGTTTACAACGGGAGCAGTTACGCGGATATCGGCTTTGATGTATTCGGTGGGTTAAATACGGTTGCACTGGCTGCCCACTGTGGGTCGAATTCGGGTTATGTATCGAAGTGGTATTCACAGACAGGAAGCAACGACGCGACGCAAACGACTACCGCGAATATGCCAAAGATTTACGACGGGACGACGGGCGTGGTGACGGAGAACGGGAAGCCTGCTGTTGAGTTTGATGGGTCGAATGATGGCTTGCTTACATCAGGCACGACCCTAATGCACGAGAGCGATTATACTGCTATATTTTTGGCTCGAACAAATAATGTAACCAGCACCAAGGTATTTATATCAGGGGGTTCAAGTGGTACAAAAGAAGGGAGAGTATTTTTTCATTTAAACGATAGATTAACGCAGGGATTTTTAGGTGCGAGTACGGGTTCAAATTTGCAGACCATAACGGCAAACACACAGAATCTCTACTACAGCGAAAACACGGGATTTCATACGAACGAAACGTACCAAACCAAGGTATATATAGACGGGGGAAATTTAGCCACCGCAACGGGTACGGGATTAATAACTCCAACAGGAACAAGCGCGTTCGGTATTGGTATTAATGGCCACTTGAACTCAGGTACTTTAGACGGAAAAATTCAGGAAGTCATTCTTTTCCCTTCTGTTGACACGAACGACCGCACAGGAATCGAAACCAACATCAACACGTTTTACGACATCTTCTAATGAACGGATATATCATAGTCCTACCAACGGACACGCAAACAAGCGAAGCACGGGCAAAGCAAATCACGCGCGAGCTTTATAACATCTCTCGTCCCGTTCTCATACAAGCAGAGTGGGAAAAAGATTCAGCCGTGTTCGGTATCGTGGTACACCCTGACGGAGTACAGAACGCTTTGCAAGTGGACACCGAGTATCTGATAAACGTACACCCAGCGGCAACGCTAGAACGGCTCGTTGCGTGCTTCCCTGAGCTTTCGAATGATGAGCGGTACAGCCTCAGCAGTTACGTGCAAGTCAATCAGAAGTTCCCGTTTGGGCATATCGTACCGAGCGATACAACGATCCGCACGCAGGAATATATGGAGGATAACGGATGGTTTCCTGATCAACCTGAAATTGATTAACTTGCAGCCATGAAGGTCACAATTCAAAAGGCGTGCAAGCTGCGTGGTAAGAACTGGAAGAAAGGCGCAACGCCGTCGGTTACTTCTGACTTTGCCGCAGAACTCAAAGCAAAGGGATACCTCGACGCCCCAAAGAAAAAAACGGACTCAGATAATAACGAATTAATAGAAGAATAAAATGGCCATTTTTAACGGTACAGAATTGGGTGTATATATCGGCGGCACGCTGATCGCAGCGGCAACAGATTGCTCGCTTTCCCTAAACATGGAAACGATTGACATCACCACAAAGGACAGCGCGGGATTCCGTGAGTTGCTCGGCGGTGTAAAATCAGGATCAATGAGCGTGAGCGGTTTGATTGATTACAACGACGCTTCGAATGATGACGTTTCTGACTTGTTTA